CCTCTGTCATATCTTTATAGTTAGGCAAGTTTACCAAGATCCAATCAACGGCTTTTACTGCATCGGTTTGCTTTGTAGCCGCAGTGCCTTCTTGGTCAAGAATTGGGGGCCGAGAATAATCTGTATCCTGCGTATAAGTTCCATCAACAAAACCTCCTTCCTCAGCAATAACCTCCCAATCTTCAATAGATTTAATATCACCCTCTGACCCCGGCCCTCTAATAATTTCTCCTGTAAAAACGGGAACTGGATCGCCAAACTCGTCAGAATAGCCTCCTACTTGAACCCAAACACCATCCCTATAAACCCACTCACCAATCTCAGGAAGGCTGTTATCCTGTGATGCAACACCGCCAGCAGAAGGATCAACCGTTACGGTCGTTGGAGGCTCAGCCGCGCCTGGATCACTACCATCAACCTTATCAACACTTAGATCATCGTTTGTTGTTATATCACCATTGTCATTAGGATCATCGTCTTTAGGCTGGGTGACTGTAGGCATAGTAAGGTCAACATCTACGCCAAAATCATCACCAATATCTTTACCCATGCCTGTAACTTCAGCAGTGGCACTACCGGTGTTTACAACAACGCCTGAATCTTTGTCACCGCCAAATATCGCATTGGTAGCAGCAGCCCCAACTCCTTGCTTAATTGCATCAACAATCGCGCTAGAGTTAGCACCCGCCTTTGTAAGCTCTTCAAGTATTTGCGGGCCAGTAACTTCATTGAAAGCAGTATTGCTTACTTGTTGAGTAAGACTTGCTACATCAGGATTGGACATAACATTTGCAGATGCACTGGGATTCAAATAGCCCGTAGCCGCTGCTGAAAGCGCCTGCGTTACATCAAGATCGCCGGTCATTGCTAGCTGAGTTGCAGTGTTAACAATGCCAGAAGCCGCCGCTGTGGCACCAGCCGCAGAAGTAATTAAACCGCCTTTCAAAATTGCCCCAGCTATCGGGCCAGTAAATACCGCCGCTATCGCAATCCCAAGGGCAGACTCAAGAAATGAGCTACCGCCTACTTCTCTATAAGTTACGTTACCCGTGTTTAAGTCAAAATCTATTGCGTAACCTTCTCCGCTTATTCCGCTTCCTGTTATTCTGGGGACTTCCCCCAAACCAATGCTTTCGTATGCCTGATTGAGTTGCTCATTCAAATTATTATATTGGTCAATTTTAGAATCTAACGCTTGATATGCTTCACTGCTTTCAGCTTCTGCTCTTGCCTCATCAACAGTCATGCCGGGATTTTGATTAAGCAATACAGCAATGCGTCGATTTAAAACAGCATCAGGCGTACTTCGATCCTGCATAACAAGAGCTTCATTGCCAAAAATGTCATCAAAAGCGTTCATCTGCGCTTTAATATTGTTTACTTCATTAACAAATGCAGACCACTGTGCCTCATTGACGCCGAGATACTGGTTAGCGTCAGCAAAAGTTGCGGAAGCATCAATCATGTCCCCAAACCGCCCTGTATCAGCAGTCGGAAATGGATCTTCTGCTGGAGTATCGTCGGCTAAATTATCAAGCGTTGTGTCATCAGCCGTTGTATCAACCAACAAATCTGTTTCATCTAGCTGCTGTTGAGTTTGAAACTGTTGTGCTTCCTGCGTGTTAGATAAGACCTCTTCAACAACGTCCGCAGATGATGGGCTTACATTTACAAAAAAGTCCCGCTCTTCCATTGTTGGATCGCGGCCGATAGTGCTATTAAAGGTTTGAAAAACAGCCGCCTCTTGAGAATTGGCTATACCCTGCTCAATCTGCTCAATGCTTTGATTTGTCGCAAGCCAGCCATCTATCCCGCCCTGCAAGGGATCGCGGCCAAGATATTCGTTATATAGCTTGATAATCTCATTAGCTTTGTCTTCATTTTCAGCGGTAGCAAATAACTCTGCCATTACTTGGCCCTCAGCTTCATCAGCTTATCAGCACCACGTATTCCGAACGATGCAGATACCGCCAGAAACAATAAATACTGATACCAATCCGGCAGATCATCCAAAGCAGCAAAACTACTAGAAACACGCTGAAGAATCGCGGGGTCATCAACAATAACGCTATAGCCCAAGCAAAAGAGCGGAACCGCCAATACGATCGTCCAGAACTCATCTTTCCAGCTACTAGCACTGGCCTGAGCCATCTTTTCTTCCCAGGTAGCTGTGTTACTAATGACCTGCATCTTTGCTTGATGTTTTGCTTGAGATTGCTCATGACGATTGTTGATCCATGTCTTTGCTAACCCTGCTACCGGCCCTAACAGTGCTTGTAACATTAGTCATCATCCTTGACGAATCGACCCTTTTTATCGCGCCTACGCTTTCGGCCTAATAACTCTTGGACTGTATCGGTTTCCCAAATACGAATACCTACCCAAATAATCGTAAATAGAGCAGAAAGTGGTGGAAGAATGGCAGAAATAGTGCCTAGAACAGTGCCAAAGCTGATTACATCTATTACTTGTTTTGTTGACTCTTCCATCTTTATTTTCCTGACACTGCTGTAACAATAAATGTAATCAATAAACCAGCTATACCCACAAGAACTGCAATCCAAAATGATTTAATTAACGCATCCTTTGCTTCTTGCTGTGCATAAACTTCTCTCTGCCTCTGCGCCTGAACTTCTTTCATGCAGTTACGGTATTCCTCTAAACCTTCATTACCGTATGCATACTGCAGTAAAGTTATTACTTCTTTTCTCTGCGTCTCTATTCTTTTCTTTGCGGCAAACATCTGTGCCGCTTCTGCTTCTACTGAGTTTGCAAACACCACATCTTTAAGTGGGTTGCGTTTTTTCTGCTGCCTCTGGTTTGCATACAAAACATCCGATGCATGGCCCTGCCATCTGGCTACTACCTGAAACGTATCCTCAATGGACTTACCTGCCTCGATAAATGCTTTGACCCCTGCGTATGCTTTTGTAGCCGCCGCCGCAGCCGTAATCGGGTCAATCATTTGTCACCTCATATATAACGTAAGGATCGCAATATGAATTAGGCCAAGGTAAATACCAGGTGTACGTTTGATCTGATTCGCTATTCAGCTCCTTGTATTTGCAAACTCTGTAATGTTCTAGCCTCGTTCTGCTTCCAATAACCCATGTGTAGGTGTAAGTGTTCAACACCAGATACAGCACAATTGTTTTCACATATCACGGCTTATCAGGCCATGTAATGTTTGACGGAAACCCCGACTGCTGTGGCACATCGCGCAGTGCCTGCCTGTACGTTTTCATGGCATCAGGCATCGTGACATCAGACAATCCGTAGTGGTCTGTTTCTTCTAAAAGTACATCACGTGCCTTACGTACTTCAGCACCCTGCTTAATTGCACGATCTGAAATTTCTTCTGAGCTTGCATCAGTAACACGCCACACCTGAGTCCACTTGCCATCTACAAAAACAGGAGTGCCTTCCGCAATGTTTTTCGTATTGTCATATTCTGGTTCACTGACTTCAACGACAGAAAAAACGCCGTAATCATTTAATACAGTCTCCGGGATAACCCTTGAAAAAGATGTATTCGGATTGTCACGGCGTAGCTGTCCAATCGTGTACGGGTATTGATCGACTGAGCCGTTTGTAATCTTTGCGTACATATTTGTTTCTCCTACTGCTCATCTACATACGTAAGAGTGAATTGATTTGTATCTGACGTAAAACCTGTTGCCGTAAATGTTGATCCTTCAGATGACAAGGTTTTGGTGCCAGCACTATTTGATTGGTGGGCATAAGAAGCAGTTGCTATTCTTGAGCCGCTAGGTATTAAATTACCGCTTCTTGGGCCTTTAACAATAAAATATCGACCGTCATCTTCGCCTGTATCTCCTGCCGATGTAGTCACATAAAAATGTGTATCGTCAACGCTTATGCCGCCAACATTAAAACTTGTATCAGTTCCCCCAGGATTTATGGTTGACTGCCAATCAATAGAAAAATCAGACAGGCTTGCCGTTTTAAATATAGAAAAATCAGTCGTAATGCTAGTGCTGGCAGTCACCACATAAACACCATCATCACCAACAGCAATTCTTGTTGCAGAGCCTAGCCGGTTGCCAGAAATACTGTAAGCCTGCGCGCCTTCCGTAGATAGGTCGCTTGCACTGTGTTTTACTACGGCTGAAAAACGATTATCAGAAGGATCGCGTCCGTCTACTATATAAATATACAAACTGCCATCGTGATGCACTATGTCTTGAGGCGAACCCCTGCCATTACTAATAATCCGGTCAGAAACCAACGTACCCGATGAGTTTATTTTCAAGACGTGAGGCTTGTCAGTATCCGATGCGTCAAACCCAGCCAGATAAAAATTACTTCCGTCTGTAGCAATCTGCGGAGAATTTAAATTAGTGAAGCTTTTTGACCAGGAAACAGAGCCGTCACTTCCACTTATCTTCGCAATAGCACTTTCGTTGTTATGTATTAAACAAAAATCTCCGTTGCTATCAACGCAACTTTTGTTTGCTCTAGCATTTGAGGAAAAAGAACCTTCAAAAGCAGTTGTTAAATTGGGCAAATTATAGGCTCTTATCCCATCGGTATCCGAAAATTCTCCATAGGTAAACATCTTGTTATTTGTTGTATCAATCGCAAAGTTTCGGATGTTGTAGTTGCCGGAAGATGACGTTGAACCGCCCTGTCTTACATCATCGTCCAATGAAGATAAATCAGTTGAAAGCCCTGCGGCAAAAAATCCCTCCTTTTGTAGACTGCCACCAACAAATATTGAGTTTTGATAGCCGGTCATAAAAATTCCGTCATCGGTTCTAGCAGGCGGCCCATGTGGCATAACCGCAGAGCCTGCTGTCTTGCTCGTCTCCAAACTAGCAATTTGATACTCTTCTGCTTCACCAGAGTTCCCGGCAGCGGCTTGTAATAGCTTATTAGCTACACTCATCCCAGCGCCTGACCAGCA